CCCGCCATCATGCCAAGCCGCCGTACCGTGGATAGGTACTGCTCGACCGACACGACCGGGTTTTCGAGGCCCAGTTCCTGCAGGATTTCGCGCTGTAGCCCAGCGATCTGCTGTAGCGCGGACATGCGCTCTGCGTCGCGGCCGGTGCCAAGGCCAACGTCGATGTCTACGTCGAACGACACGTCAATGCTGGCCGGGTCAATTGTTTCAAACATGTCGCCGCCTACGCGGACCTGCTGCGGCCCGTTGAGGTGCTTAATCGCCAACTGCAGCAGCAACTGCGCCATGGGCCGGATGCCGGTTTCGGCGATGGTCCGCGCAATCATAAGCGCCTTAGCCTGCCCGCCTTGGATCGCGGCGTTTACGCCAGCTGCGGTCGTGGACTGCAGTGCGTCCGGGTCGAGGTGCAGGTTTTTGCTGCCGGTACGCTGGTCGCGGACCTGATCCATGTAGTTAAGGAGCGACATGCCTTGCGGGCCAACTTGCGGTACTGGTAGCGGCTGCACCATGCCCGGCGCGTCCATGCGCACGATCCCGCCGGGGCGAGACTGCAGCATGTCGTCAAGGTTCACGCGGCCTTCTACAACCGCAACACGGGCGTCGTTGGTCAGGTACAGGTTGTCCAGCACGCCGCGCAGGGCGACGGACTTCACGCGCTGAATGTCTGTGACCATTTCAGCGACGCTGCGGCCAACAAGCCGGTGCGGGACGCGGATCGGGGTCGCGCACACAAACGGGGCGTTGTCTACAGGCTCGACATCCAGAACGTGGTTGGACTGGCCAATGGTCAGCACCTTATGCAGCGTCGGAATGCCGGTTTCGTGCATATCCAGCGGCATGTAAGATTCGACAACGCGGACCAGTTCGTTATTGCGCAGGGCGTAGTTGTGCGTGCTGCCGCCGTCGATTTCGTCGTGGCGTACTTGCGTTTCCTGTTCGTCGAAGCCTTCGCCCAGGCCAACGTGTTCTTCTACTTCGTCGCGGTCGTAGCCCTGCGAGACGAGGTCGCCGACGGTCTGGTAGGTCCGCATCGCCAAGAACGTTGCGTCTTCGACCGACGTGGCCTGCGGGCTGAACAGGAAGTCTTCCGGAGCGACGTTCTCGATCTTAATGCGGCTGTCCCGGCGGGTGCGGCGCAGCTGTACGTCGAAGGTTTCAAACAGCGCTGGTTCGGCGTCCATGCTGATCGACACGGCTTCTAACACTTCGACGTCTGGATCATCGGCCAATGCAGCCACGTCGAGTTCGGTCAGTCCCTCGTAGGTTTCGACCGCGTAGGTGATGTCAGTGTCAAAGAACGCGCGCGCTACGCCGGTTTTATACAGAAGCGCGTCTTTGATCAGGTCGCTAAGGATCAGGTAGCCGTTGTTCTGCGACGCGAAGATGCTGTTGACCAGCACGGTCGCAGCTTCCGCTTTGCTGGCGTCGTCGGGGTGCCGTGGCAGGAAACGGAAGATTTCGCCGGAGCGCATGAACACTTCCAGCAGCGACGACATAAGGTGCTCGACCACGTCCGCCACTTCGGTCGCCACGATGGACGACTTGCCGTCCGGCACGGCGTTGAACTGTTTGCCAAGGTAGAACTCGGTGGCTTCGATACGGTCTGCGGACAGTTCGCTGTCGCTGTAGCCTATCGCGGCGTCTAGTTCAGCACCTACGCGGGCGCGGATTTCCTCGCGGTCGAGCATTTACTTCGTCCTTGTGTACGTGGGGCGCTTGCCCTTCGCCGGACTGCTGGCGCGCTTGCGGGCTGTTGCTGTGCGTTTCTGTGCGGCGGTCATACTGGCGGCTTTCTTCGCCGGTACGCATTTCGGGTAGCCGCGCTTGCTACCAGTGGGGCGGCCGCATTTGGGGTGCTTGCCCGACTTGTCCTTTGTGGAGATATCGCGCCAGTCTTCCTTGAACCACTTGGTGAGGCCGCCTTTTGCGCGGGCCATTATTTGGTCACCTTGTAGCGGCCGCCCATGCGCTTGTACTCCTGAACGACTTGTCCTGAAGCATAAGCGCTGGGCCACTTCTTCACGCGCGCCTTCACTTTTGCGGTGGCGCGGGCGTACTTGGCTTTGTCGGTAGGGACGTTGCGCGCCATGTTAGCTGCAGTATTTGCCCGACTTCATTTTAATGCCCTTACGGCCTTTACCTTTATGCATCTCAACAGTTCCACTTCTTTCGTGACCAAAAATTGGCCGAGAATTTATCGTTTGCCCCTTTGATCCCACCGGAGCGGGCGCAGTAGGACGCCTTGCGTTTTGGCTGGTTTTTTTTGATCGACATGTTGGGGTCGCCAAAGCGCACCAGCCGGACTTCGCTGCCCTTTTTCGCAGCCACGACAAATTTCTTGGACGAGCCTGGTTCGGCGCGACGTGGTTTATTGTATCCTTGGAAGGTAATACCGCGATGCTTAATTGCCATAATCAGACGTATTGTTGCCCGTTGTCGTAAGATAATGTCTTACCATAGGAACGGTGTCGCCCGCTACCCGCCTTAGCTGCGGTGGAGGCAAACGTGAGCATCAGAGCATCGGCCAAGTCAGGGCTGCGCTGGCCCCGGCGCTTAAGTTCTTCCTTTGACTCTACCTTGAGTTTGCCGTTTGACTGAAACTTGAACCGTGGCGCGGTTAGCTCGGCTTCCAGAACGCCGTCGCCTTTGGGCAGGCTGCAATCGCGCTGCTCTAGCCACTCGCGGCAGTTGAACCAAAGTTCATCGCGCAGGCGTAAGTACTTCTGTGAAAGCGCGGCGGACTCGGCCACGTTGATCCCGCGCACCGGCACAAAGTCCATTTCCTTGAGGCGGTCCACGACGCCAGCGCCAAGGCCAATCACGTCTACAAGGATTTCGGCAGGGCGGTCTTCGTAGTTGCACGAGTCGAACTCTTCCAACACGATACCGCAGATTTCCATGAGGTCTTTGCCCTGCCACGCCTTAATCGGCTCGACCAGGCTGTTGCCACGTCGTTTGGCTAGAGCAGTCCGGTCGCTGCCATAACGCGCAACGTCGAGACCCCATACCGGTCGCAGACCCTGTAAAGGTTCCACGTCTCGCGTGAGCGCAGCTTCAACCAAGTGTAAGGGTATGATCGTGTCATCGTCCGCTTCGGGGAAGAGACCCCAACATCTCACCCTCATCTGATTAGAATCTTCGCCGTACTGCTCGCGCATTTCTTCGATAAAGCCGGGACGGACGTAATCGGCGTCGGCGCACGACACGGTCATGGTGGCCCAGCGATCTGCGTTTTTATGGAACGCGTCGTAAAAATACCCGCTGCTACGGGTCGGATTGCCACACATGACGATTTTTGCGCCCGGCGTGGATAGCGACCCTTGCCCGACTTCAAAGATAATATCAGGAATGCCCGACGCTTCATCTAGGATAAACAGCATGTTTTCGGAATGAAACCCTTGCAGAGATTCGGGGGAATCCCGCCGACTGGTGCGAGCGACTGCGTAGGATTCGCCGCCGCCGCGTAGGGAGATTTTGTCGCTGCGGAACTCCAACTGCTCCTTAAACGCGGGGTGCATCTGCCGCGCCCAGCGCGCTACTTCGGGCCACAGAACGTCGCCAAGCTGGCTGGCCGTGTTGGCCGTGCAGGCCGCTTTGACCGGATAGTGCGTACACAGCCACCACAGCAGAACCCACGACAGGAACGCCGTCTTGCCAACCCCATGCCCCGACTTGACCGCTACCCGGTCATTGTCGCGGATTGCTTCTAGCGCCTCGCGTTGCCACCGCTGCGGGGTCGCGCCAATGATGGTCCGCACAAACAGCGCTGGGTCTTCCCGCAGCCTTAGCAGGGCGCGTTGTTCGTCGGTCAGCTGATCCAGCGCTGGCAGCGCGGCGTCCGGAGCGGCTGGCTCGGCCGGTACAGGCGCGGGAGCGGTCGGGGGTGCGGGCTTGCGGGGTTTAGCCATCGTCGGCGTCACTCCGGTATAAAAATGCCCCGACGGCCAATGTGGGAACCGCCGGGGCCAGTGCAGCAGCGTTGGACTTGATGGGAGGACAAGTCAGGCCGCAGACGCGCAGACAAGAGAGTAAACGGAGGAGAACTCGGCGCGTTACCGTTGTGTACCAACTTGTTGTGGGTAACGTCAAGCGTTGTTTTTCGCGGCGAATCCATTGCGCTTGGCCCAAGCAATGACGTCCGCTTCGCAGTAGTGAACTCCAGCGCGGCTGTCCTTGATACACGGCAGCGGGTCGCGCGTGCGGCGGGTGAGTTTGCTCAGCGACTGTGGGTGCAGGCCAAGGTAGGCCGCTGTTTGAGCGCTGCGCCAGCTGTAGAGCTGATTCGCGTTGGCCTCGTCGGGGAAAACCGGTCGCAGGCCGGGGCGCGGTATGTCGCCAACGAAGAACGCGCGGTAGTGCTGGTCTACCCAGTCGATGTAATGCACGCGCTGCTTTGGCGACAAAAGGTGAAACGGTTTGTAAAACACCGGTTTAGTCGTCACGTCGCAGAAGCTCCGATAAGGCCAACGCGTTCCATATCACCGCGTCGTCGTGGCAGATGTCGCCCCACTGCGTCGGCTCGTCTGTCGTAGCGCCCTCGCACAGCGCAAACGCATGGCGTAGCAAGGCGTCTTGGTAGCGCGCTGGGTCCGGGACGCTGCGCCAGTTATCACGACCATACTGGGCCGCTCCGTGGTCGTTGCGCCAAATCGTGCGCAGGAGCGCGTCGCGGCCCGGCAGGCGAACGAGGCCGGACCATTGCGGCTTGTCGGCGTCGTTTTTGCGGAACGTCGTCATGGGGCTAGGCGATGTCCTCGTACACGGTGAAGCCCAGCGTGGCGGCCCAGTCGCCTATCGCGCGCTGCGTCGTGCTGCTCTGCGGCGTTAGCTTGTCGAGCCATTCAACGAACTCCGTGTTGCTGCCGTGCCAAACAACGGGGCGCTTAGACAGCTTGGGGTCCGTCGTGACTTGGCCGACAATGTTGCCGCCTTTGGTGCGGTACACGTCGATCCGGCCAATTGGGGGAAACTCGCGTGAGCCAAGCAGCGCGCCGGTGAAGCGCAGGGCTGGGGCTTTATGGCGCGGCAGTATATGCAGGTCGTCCGTCGCGTTGGCGGCGGGCTTAGGCGGCGTTGCAGGCGCAGGAGCGGGCGCGTCATGCTTCGCAAGGTAGTCGCGGAGTTTCTGCAGGTTCAGTTTGCCTGGCATGCTGCTGCCAATTTCCCACGAACTGATAGCGAAGCCGCTAACGCCAATGGCTGCGCCGACCTGTTCTTGCGTCAGGTTCGATGCCGCGCGGTGTTTGCGGAGCTTGCGGGCCTCGGGAAGCACAACACGGACAGTGTCGGGGGTTGGCTTGGGGGCCGGGTCGGCAGTGCGAAAAACTTTTTGGAGCATTGGGGCTGTAGTCCTTTCGTAAAATCGTAGGGGGGGGTGTGGGGGTGTATTAGATAATAAGTACCGGTGCGTCTGCGCGCGACGGGGGGGGTCTAGGGGTCGGGGTCGTCGTCCTCAGCGGCAAGGGCGTCCACCACGGCGAGGGCGTCCCGGACTATGTAACGTTTGCTAGTGGCAAGGCGCGATTCCACGTCCGGGTCGCCGCTAAGTGATTGATCTGGCTCGATAAATCCGCGCGCCATATTCGGTTCAATGGGCGGCC